AAGATAAATATGCTTTTTCGGTATCATCCTGGGCAAGGCGATGTCTTCGCATGGATTGTCGTGGATGCATTTATCGGCCTTGGCTTTTTTGATGAGCGCTTTGAGTGTGAAAAAGGCGCGTCTGGTCAGACTCGCGCTTTTTGTTTCCGCCAGCTCGCTAACCCACACCTGCACTTCGTCGTGAGTGATCGACTGGACTTCACGCAAGCCCCACTTCGGCTTGACATGGATGCGCCACACGCGGTCGATAAGGTCGATGGTGCCTGCTTTCGATTCGGTCTTCTTCGCCGCTATCCACGGCTCCCAAAAATCCTCGACCAAGCGTCTTCCGGCTTGCGGGTCGATGTATGCTCCGACGTTTTTCGCGGTGGTGACGTTGGCCGCGCCCCATGCGTCGGCGTCCATTTTGCGACGGAAGCCGCGTTTGCCGGTCGGTGTGCCGTCGGGCTTGCGGTAGCGCACTTCGTAGCGTTTGCCGCTTTTCGTCGTGTATTGGCGGATTGTGTAGGCCATGCTTGCCCCTTCGTTTGCGTGGCATCAAGTCTATCAATCCGTTGATTTTTTTCTCTGTTTTTTGTGTTTCGGCTTGCAATACTTTATTTACTATGCTAATATAGTTTATATCAAGGAAAGGAGGTGAACATGACACCATCGGAGATAATCACCAGCATCTCGCTTCTCGTCGCGAGCCTCGCGGCCCTCATCAAAGCAGTGACCGGACTCATCAAGGAGATGAGACGGAAACCGAAGAAGAGGAAGTGAGCAAGGGTTCCGGCCAGACTTGGGGGCCGGAACCCCATATCTCCGATTATGCCATGGAACATCATGAGAACGGAATCGATAGTCAGCGCGGTGTTCGCGCTCGGAACCGCCGCCAGCGCATGGTTCGGCTGGCCGTTCGCGCTCACCGCCGGATGCGCCATCGTCAGCGCCGTCTTCGCGCTCATCGCCGGAAGGAAGGACTGACATGACCATCGAATACCTGAGCGTCACCGACGTGGCCAAGCGCCTCGGCATCAGCACCGCCGCAGTCAGCGCATACAAGCTCCCACAACCGGACGCCCTAATCGGTCGCACGCGCGGCTGGCTGCCAGAGACCATCGACCGGTGGAACGCCAGCCGCCCCGGTCGAGGCGTCGGCGGCGGACGACCACGCAAGAGAGCGTCCGAATAAACGAAAAGACGCCCCTCCCCGGCCGTGCGTCAGAGAGGGGCGTTGGACAAGAGGGGTACGACACGCCCGACTTGAAATGATACTATTGGTATCATATACTTGTAATCACAAGGCGGGAGGCGCTAGGCATCCCCACAGACTCAAGGAGACTGAAAGAAATGATTACCCGCGAATTTGATTACACCGCAGACGAGTTCGACGCCGAGCAGCCTGTGCAGATGGCCACTCTTGAGTGGAGCACTGTGGACGATAACGGCTATTGCCACCGCCACTCGCTCCGCATGGAGCATCATAGTGGAGACGGCTTCAAGGCCGCGAAGCGCGAGGCATTGGCGATCATGGGCAGGGACTATCCGAACGCGACGTTCAAAGTGCGCGACTCCTATCGTAACGGCAGGTTCTACGCATCGTTCCTCATCGACGCCGACGTCAACGAGTAAGAAGATACTGTCGCATCGCATATTGGAATCAACAAACGGGAAGCATAAAGGCATCCCCACAATCACAAGGAGATTGAAATGACCCACCTCAACGGCAGCGAGAAACAGATCGCATGGGCGACCGACATTCGCAAGGAATTCATCGAAAAGACCCAGGCTGACATGAAGTCGGCCGACAAAAACGACGTGCTCGACATGAAGGCCATGCTGAAGGTCGCCGACAACATCACCGAAGCGGCCGACTGGATCAATGCACGCCGCAACCCAAAAATCATGTTCTTCGACCGAGCCGACTTCTGGGAGGCCAGAAGGGAGATCAAGGCCGCGGAGAAGCCGGCGGAAAAGGAGGATTCCGGCAGGAAACCGAGCATCCGTGACATACTCAAGGCAAAAATCGCCGAAAAGGACGGTGCCGGCGCTTCCGTCTGAGGAGGTAATGAAAAAGGCCGGTGAAAAACACCGGCCATAATCCCCACCAATGTGGGGAACACTACGAATCCCAAATCTTTTATGGGATCATCCCCACCAGCGTGGGGAACATGTCTTAAAAGACATTCTGAGTATAACACATTTATAGGAGAATGATATGACCTTATCCAAGGCCCAGTTCCGCGAGACCAGGGAACGCTGCGGCATCAGCCAGCAGATGCTTGCAAGCAGGGCCGGCGTCAAGGTTTTGAGTGTCAAGCGGTGGGAGAAGCCGGGTGAGGCGGAACCACCGGCAGACGTGCAGGCATGGTTGGAACACATGCTCACGCAGCATGTCGAAGCGGTCGAGGCCGCTTTGGATGCGGTTGACGAGATGACGGAAACACAAGGACACGCGCCCAACCATGTGGACCTGCTGTACTATCGTTCCCAGGAACACTACGACCGTTATGGCCGTGACAAGGGCGATTACGCGATAGTCAATGCCCGCAGCAGAGAGATCGCCGCGATTCTCGAAGCGCAGGGCATCGAAGCGCGGTTCCGTTATCCGGAGGATGACGAAGCCGGTTTCCAACGTTTGGCGAACACTCGCTGAAAACGCAGAAAAAGCCCCTCCCCCAGCAATGCTGAGAGAGGGGCATGTGTTGTTAAAAAATGGGTGTAAAAAATTCCACGGATACTATAATTCCGCAAATTTTTCCACGCCGAGGTTGATTTTCCGGCGCGAGGTTGAGTTTCACGCCAGAAAATTAATCACTGTTAAGTGTTGCACCAGAGTCAACCACAACCTTAGTTTCGCCGCAATGGATTATAAGCGACGCCCAAACCTGCGGAAATGAAACCTGCCACGGTGCTGATGTAACCGCCGATGGCCGCGTCACCGAAGGTCATGAAGCCGAGGCCGACGCACGAAGCGATCAAGCCCAACACGTAGACGACGGTGCGCACCTGCTTGCTGAAAACCGGAGTATACGCGTCCGGCTGCTGGTTATCCTGACCATCCTCACGCTCGTCAGTCAGATTATTGACGGTGGTCTCCAAAGTGGATGGTGCTGCATGTTCTGCCATATTTTATATTCCTCCTAGATGTGCAGGACTTGTCCTGGATAAATCAGATTCGGGTTTGCAATGCCGTTTTTCGCGGCCAAAGACTGATAGGTCGTGCCAAACTTCGCGGCGATGCCGCTCAATGTGTCGCCGGACTGCACCGTATAGGCCGTGCCGGCAGACTGGGTTGGCACCGCCGCACCGCCGATGGCCAACACCTCGCCTGGATAGATCAGGTTCGGGTTGCCGGAATGGAATCCGGTGATCTGGGACTGAGCCACGCCGAGCTTGGCGGCAATGCCGGATAGGGTGTCTCCAGGCTGAACTGTGTAAGTCCGGCCGGAGGATGCCGGCTTGGCGAGCTTCTGATTCACCAAAGCCTGAACGGCGCCGTAACGCGCGCCAAGCTTCTGCTTTCGACCATCGCCATCGCCGAATTCACCGCGAATCACGGCATTGGCGAGATCGTCATCGGAACGTCCCGCAAGCGGATCAGAAGGCTGCGAAGGAGCAGCCGTCGAACCGCTTCCGCCACCGGTCACATACTTGTCGTAAACGGATCCGTCACCGTAGAACTTATTGAGATCCAGATTTCCGCCATAGCCCGGGAGACGGCCGGAAGAAGAATACTGGCGAATGATGCAAGCATAAGCGCCTTCGTTCCACGGGGCATCCTGATAACCGGTAGCGTTCATGTCCGCATATTGGGCGATCCACAAGCCGCAGTTCTGACGATTGGCGACAGCTGCGACCTGAGCATAGCGAGATGCCTGCACGTAAATGATCGGAGGGATTCCGGTACGAGCTTTCACCTGAGCGATGACCTGTTCGAGATAGCCCTCGTTGCCCCAAGCGGAATTCTCGTTGGATTCCCAATCGATGCAGAACAGGCCTTTGCCTACCCAGTTGGCGCAATTGTCGACAAAGTAATTGGCTTCGGCGACGGCGTTGCCGCCTGAGACGTAATGATATACGCCGAAACGTTTTCCGGTTTGGCGTGCCTGTTCGATTTGTCGAGCGCAGTCGGGGGACACGTATCCCGTGCCCTGTGTGGCCTTAGCGATCACGAAATCGCAAGGCACTTTGGACAGGTCGATGCCCTGCTGCCAGTTGCTGATGTCGATGCCATTCAAACTCATGGCTAATCCTTCCTGTGTGCATTGTTGCTGAAGATGATGATGAGCGCGAGGAGTATGAGATACGCGCCCAACGCGACTGGGCCGCTCACTGTCGGTCCTCCAAGTATTTTTCGGCTGCGTTGACGATCCAGCATCGCGCGTCGAGTTTTTCGAGCTTGGCGAGCTCGTATCGAACAGCCTCGCTGTGGTCGTGCGCTTGGTCGCCGTAGATCAGGCTGATGATCGTGTTCTTGATCGTGTCACGGCAAAGTTCGTCCATACGGTCGTCGAATTTCTCGGTGCGTTCGCCTAGTTGTCGGGTCTTGGCGAAATGCTGAGACAGCGGGCTGTCGTACGGCAGGCGTTCCGGTTGCACGTGCGAATACAATCCGGTTGCCAGCGCGTCCAATGCGCCCGGCCATATTCTGAGCAGCAGCGTGATGAGGGCGCACGCGCCACCCACACCGCCGAAACCAGCTAGAAAATTCTGCAGCACATTACATCTCCTTTATGGAAAAACCCCGCACACGGCGGGGCTGTGGTTTGTCTAATACGGGTGGTCAGAGGCGGCGAACACGAGCGGCAGGCCGAGGTTTTTGAGCATGGTCACGAGCGAGGCATCCTCGTAACCGCACAGGCGGACAAGCACGGTAACACCGGGGTAAATGGCCACCGTATCGTTGTCGCTGATACCGATCATGGTGTGGCCGTCCGCCTTCTCCCACACGATCTTCGCCAGCCCGTCCTGCAGCGGCGGGTACAGCCAGCCGACACCATCGCCGGTGACGGTTATCTCACACCCCTCGTCGCTGATCCTCGCGCTGGCCGTCATGATGTCCTTCGGCACCCACGGAACAACCGGATCACGGTCCTTCAGGGTCGGCGGATTGTAGAGATTCCTGATTCTCATGCCGTCACCCCCAAACTGAGGGCGAGGGCTAATAGGGTGCCGTATCCTTGTCGAAGCAGTTGACGCCGACCGCCTGGAGGACAGTCCAATCGTCGTCCGAGAAGAGTCCTCGGCATGTGAGCAGGACCTTCGCACCGGCGCCCATGAGCAATCCCTTGACCCACAGGTGCGTGTTCTTCGTGATTGCCACACCGCTGCTGAACGTGACACCGTAGCTCGTCGGCTCCACACGCCCCTGCACATTCTCGATGACAGCCGAGCACATGCCTCCGTCCTTCACCGGAAGGACGATGTTGCCCCACAGCCGCAAGAGCTGATTGTCTTCGGTCGCCGTGTAGGTCTGCCCTTCCACGGTGCCGGGGAATGAATTGCCGTTCGACAGGATGGTCTTGGTGGTCTTCGCCGTATTCCGCACGATCATCGCCGACCACCCGCCTTGACGGGGCTAGTACGGTGCGGTGCCTGCGGTGAAGAAGCTCGGAAGCCCCCCCCCCCCCGACGAAAATGTCGTATGCTGGCTTCGATTCGATGGCGATATCACGGCAGGTGGTCTTGTCCTGTACCTGCACCAGCATGCTCGTGGCCTCGTTCAAATGGAATTCCGCTTCGTTCACGGTTTCACCCAATATGGCGTAACGGTTCCAGCTGGTATCGCCCACGAAGAGTTTCCCGCCCGTCTTGCTGACATGCCAGTCACCTTGCGGGAGCCTGCCGAACCGCGCAGTGGAATCCGACAATACAGGGTTCGAATAGGCAAGTTTCCGTCTCATTCCAATTCCTTTCCGGTCAAAAGCTTCCAATCATCCCATTCCCTGCGCCACACCTCGCGGATACGGTCGAGCAGGAAGCACATGACATTCGCATCATCGCCCACACTGCCGGTGTAATACCTAAGGCCGTTGTGGAGCTTCTCGGTGCGGCACCACAGACTGCCGACAGGAGCCGTATCGGGCTGGTCGGGCTGCACGAAGATCTGCTTGGCGCCCAAAGCCGTCCCGCCTTCCGTGATGGCCACGTGGCACGGGCTGTAAGCGTCCTTTTTGAGGACGGTGGGGAAATTCGACGAATTGCTCACGAAGCTCACCGTGCCGGCATTGATGCTCGCCACGGTGGAATCCGCGATGGAAAGCGTCAAGGACGCGTCATCGATGTGGCCGTCCGCGAAGACCTTCTGGGCGGACACCTTGACCTCAGGATGGTCGGCATAGAGCGCCTGCGCGGTGAAATCGACCGGTTTGAGCCACACGTCCACAAGTGTTTCGGCGGCTGGCGGCCACACCTGCACGCCGTTATAAAGAGCGTTCAAGAAGACCGGCTGGCCGTCCACGTCGATGACGGGTTCGCCCACTCTCGCGCCGTTCAATAGCACGCCCATTTCAGGCCTCCTGCGAACCGTCGGCTGCGGCATCCGTGGTGTCGGGCGTGGATTCGCCCGTGGTCTCGGCCTTGTCCTCGCCGGTCGCATCCGAAGCCTTGTCCTGCACCTGCCTGACAGCCTCGTCGATCGCGGTCAGAGCATCAGTCGCATGGGATTCCACCACGGCCTTGGACTCGTTGATGCTATCGGCGACGGACTGCACCGCGGCAGCATTGGCCGACACCTGATCCGTCTGCTCCGATACAGCCTGCACGGCATCCGCAGCCTGCACGCTCGCCGCCTGCGCACCGGCAGCCGAAGCCTGCGCCGCATTAGCCGCCTGAGCAGCCGCAGCCGACTGCGACTCCACCACGGCACGCGCGTCGGTCAGATCCTCGAGAATCTGGGAAGCCACCGTCTTAGCCTGACCCTCCGGATAAAACACCATCTGACCAGGATTCGCCGCACTCAAAGCCTGGGCATCCTGCAAGCTGGACGCCAGCAGGTAGGTCAAAGCCGCACCAGTGTTAAGCGCCGGAGCCAAAGTATCCGAGTCCACATCGACCAGCGACGTATACTCGACAGTGCTGGTGGAGGCCGGCACCTGCACGACGCGCTCGAACGAACTATTCGTATCATCAGGAAATTCGCTTACCATCCACGCGAAAGTGTTGTCGGTCGGCTCAAGCTGCACGGTGGCGGTGCCGTCCGAGCCAAGCGTCACATCGAATCCACCCAGCACGACCACGGTCGATCCGGAAATGTGGCGTCGTACCGGCGCGACATGCAAAGTACCGGTCTTCGCCCTGCCTTGCGCGTCCTTGAACGAAAAATGAACATTAGTCGCGGCCATCGTTTTCCTCCTTGTTCATGGCTTCGAGCACATCGGCTGGAATCAGTTTCATCGCCGCCGACAGTTGACTTTTCAAAATCGCGAGTTCCTTTGAGAGCTGGCCGACCTGCATGGAAAGCTGGCCGATCACCTCGTTCGCATCAGCAGGAATCTGCTGCATCATCCCTCCTTTATTGGTGGCATGAGCGACGCGAAGAATCGTTCCTCGCATTCGTCAAGCATGTTTTTACTGGATTCGGCATTAAGGAATTCGTCCAGTCCGTCGATATTCCTTGTGCAGGCCACGTCGATGCCGCTCGACGCTTCCACGTCGGAATCGTCCGAGGTCAATGCGGCACGCATCCGCGCGTCGGCCTCATTAGACATGACAGGCAATCGCATCCCCTCACGGGTCTTGTTGCGTGCGGCTGTCAGCGGATCGTCAAACACTGTCCCATCGTCGGCGAGCATGCTCACCCCGGTGGCGGAATCCGTCAAAGCTGACTCCAACGCCTCGAACGCTCCAGTCCACACGCCCCTGCCGGTCTTCGGATCATACCGGCTCGTATCCTCCCTGCCCTGCATGATCGCGGCGATAGCCTCACGGGTCGAAGCCAATCCGAGCAGCGCCTTCCACGATGCGATCACCTCAGGCGCGAACACGAAACTGTCCGATCCGTTCACCGGCGGATCGCAGCGGATGATGCACAATCCGTTCTCATCCATTTCAAAAGTCGATGACAAGATTTCCTCCAATCATTTGACAAGATAGGCGAGGTATTCGGCCC